ACCCAAGTTCGAAAATTGTATTGATGATATAAACACTGAAATCCTAAAAAGAAAAAATAAGTGGAATTTAACTGCTATTTCTTGGATGGATTTTAGCGATGTATCTCAGATATTAAGATTTCATATTTATAGAAAGTGGCATCTTTACGATCATAAAAAACCTCTTGCCCCTTGGGTTAATCGTATTATAAGCAATCAGATTAAAAATCTTATTCGTAATAATTATAGCAATTATACCAGACCTTGTTTAAAATGTTCAGCAGCCGAATCTGAAGATGGTTGCGCGATATATTCTAAACAATGTAGCGCTTGTCCTTTGTATGCTAATTGGGAAAAGAATAAGAAGAATGCTCACGATACAAAACTAACTGTAAGTTTAGAGAACCATGTTCAAGAAGTTAATAGTATGGAGCATGAGAATTTTGATGTAGAAGCTACTGCAAAAAATATACATTATAAAATGCATATGGTTCTAAAACCAATAGAATGGAAGATATATCAGTATTTATATATTGAAGGAAAAGATGAGGAAGAAGTAGCCAAGTTAATGGGCTATAGAACTAGCGAAAAGAATCGTATGGCTGGATATAAACAAATAAAGAATTTGAAAAAAGCTATCATTTTAAAAGTCAAAAAACACTTGTATAATGGAGATATTGACATTTTATGAGCGAGGATATTTTAATTCTTACAGAAGAACAACAATTAAAACTCTTAAAAGAATGGAATGATCGTCCAGATAATCCTCCTTCTTTAGCAGAATTAGTCAAATTAGCTTTTGATAGAGACGATCTTGATGGTAGAAGTAAAGAAGGAAAAGCTGTTAAACAATTTTTAGCCTCAAGACAAATTAAACCAAGAAAAAGTCACGAATATGAAGCCAAAGGTTTAATAGAACTAACCTTGGAACATAAAGAATACATTAGTAATAATTGTCATACAATGACTGGTTTAGAAATGGCAAAAGTTCTTTTTAAAAATGAATCATTAACAAATCTATCTCAAGAAACAAGAAGCATCTTGGAGTATATGAAAACTATTCCAACTAATGTTAAATTTCATAATAATGAAAACGAAAATATTCCTACAGATGAATATCGTCCACCAAAGAGTGAAGAAAGAATGATAGCAAAGATTAATAGGTATATATTAGATGGAATTGATAAGAATAAATTAACTCATAAACATAAGAAAGAAATTAATTCACTCATAGGATACATGAATACCTATAGATTTTGCCATCAAATTAATCTTTATGATGATGAAAAAGATCGTGAACTTTTTGAGAGCAGCTTTGTTCGATATACTTATGATAAGAGCGATCTTACTCAAGAAGAGGTTGACCAATATATTGTTCTTTCTACAGAAGTAGTAATATCTTCTAATATTCAGCAAACAATTAATGTTCTTCAGACTCAAATTGATATGGCTATTCAAGAGGATGGTAAAATTCCTATGGCATTAGTTGAGGCAAGTAATACTGCTCGCAAAGAATATAATGACTGCGTTAATCGTCAACAAAAACTACTTAATGATCTTAAGGTAAAAAGAAGCGAAAGACTTAGCAAACAAGTTAAAGAAACCGCATCTATTATTAATCTTGTGCAGATGTGGAAAGAAGAAGAGAGTAGAGCCAAACTTTTAAAAATGGCAGAGATGCGTAAACATGTTATAGAAAAAGAAATTGATAGACTATCAACTATGGATGAAGTAAAATCAAAGATTCTTGGAATTTCTAAAGATGAGATTTTAAATGGATGAGTGTTATATGTAAAGTTGATGGTAAAGAATTCAAGGATGAAAAAAGTCTTCATCTTGCGTTGCGCGGCTATGGCTTAAATAAAGAAAAATATTATCATACTTATTATCCAAGAATTAATTTTAAATCAAAAGAACAATATTTCTCTAATGATTTTAATGATAAGAACAATATGAAGAAATGGTTAAAAGAGCAAACCATAGAAAAAGCTCAAGAATATTGTAAAGAATTATTAATCAAAAGAAAGAAAGACAAGAAATTAACATATAGTCCATCTCAAGTTGAATTAAGGACTATAATGAGTCCATCTATTATCTTTTACAATAAAATATTTAATGATTATTATGATATATGTTCAGATTTAGGACTAGAGAATAGATTTATACATCCCAAGAATATATCTAATCAATTTAAAAATAAATTAAATTCACAGCATACCATTTATGTTGACACAAGAGAGCAGAACTGGCTTAAATTTGATATTCCATTTGAGATAAAGACCCTACCTTACGGCGACTATACTTGCAATAATGATAACTGTAATTGTTACATTGAACGCAAAAGTTTAAGTGATTTTATAAGTACATTAAGCGTTAAGAACTTTGATCGATTTAAAAATGAAATAGAAAAAGCTTATTTAAACAATTCTTATCTAGTTATTATTGTAGAAGAAAAGCTATCTAATGCTCTTAGCTTTCAATATTTGCCTCATATTAGCAAAAAGATAAAAGCTACACCAGAGTATATCTTCCATAATGTTAGAGAGCTTCTACAAACATATAATAATATTCAATTTTTATTTGTAGACGGAAGAAATGAAATGAAAAGAATGATAGAAAGCGTATTTGCATCTAATTGTTTCTATAAAAAGATAGATTTGCAATTAGCATATGATATGAAACTTTTATGATATATTGCCCAGATAAATACATAAGAGAAGTTAAAGATGTTAATGCTGAATTAGCAGAACTTAAGGGCTATCTTAATGACAGAGAAGCAAAAATAAGTTTGGCTAAATTTTTAAGAGCTAATATAGGGTTTACAACAGAATTAATTAGCGGTGTTAAATTAGCTCCATATCAAGAGATTCATTTAAAAGCATTAATGAATAGAAATTTTAATATGTGCGTATTTGGTCGTGGTTGCGGTAAATCATTTATGGCTGCCGTATTCTGTTTTCTACAATGTGTTTTTGAACCAAACACTAAGATCCTTATCGCAGGACCAACATTTAGAACAGCAAGGTTTATTTTTAATAATCTAGAGAAAATTGTTGAAGGCAAAGGGGCAGAATTACTTTCTCATTGTTTTGGAATAAAAGCAAAAAGAAACGATCAATTTGAATGGCAGATAAATGGTGGAAGTATTACTGCAATCCCATTGAATGGCGAGAAGATCCGAGGATTTCGAGCTAATATTCTTGTGCTTGATGAGTTTCTCCTATTACCAGAAGAGATAATTAAAAATGTATTAATGCCATTCTTAGTTGCCCCACAAAACATGAAGGAGCGTATGGAAATTAGAGAATTTGAGGATAAATTAATATCAGAAGGAATAATGAAAGAGGAAGACAGAATGGTTTTTGAAAACACAAGTAAGATGATTGCTCTTTCCTCTGCTAGTTATACGTTTGAGAATCTTTATAAGACTTACAAAGAATGGTGTGGTAAGATAGAATCAAAAGAAAAACAAGAAGCAACTTATTTCGTAAGTCAAATGAGTTACGAGGCTCTTCCAGAGGAGATGATTGATAAGACAATTATTGAAGAAGCAAAAGCTGGAGGAAATAGCAATAGTAGTTTTTTACGAGAATATTGTGCTCAATTTACAGATGGAAGCGATAGCTATTTCAACGCAAAGAAAATGGAAGATTGTACATTAACCCTTGGCGAATCTCCTCATACCCTATTAAGAGGAGATCCAAAGAAAAAATATATACTTGGTATTGACCCTAATATGAGCGATAGTCCAAACGCGGATTATTTTGCTATGGCTATTTTAGAAGTTGATGATGAGACCAAATATGGCACATTAGTTCATACATACGCTGGACTTGGAAACTTAAAAAACCATGTAGCTTATTTATATTACATAATGAATAATTTTAATATAGTATTAGGAATTATTGATAATGCTGGTGCAGACGTATTTCTAGCAGCTTGCAATGAATCAGAGTTATTTAAAAAACAAAATTTAGAACTTAAAACTTTTGAATTTGATAGCGATCTAGAGAATGCGGATTATGACTTAATGGTAAAGAATGCTAGGAAGAAATACAATTTACAAGACAGAAAAATATTCTTTAATCAGGTATTTACCAGTTCATTTATTAGAAAAGGTAATGAATACTTACAAGCATGTATTGACTATAAGAGAATATGGTTTGCAAGTAGAACTGGCGCTTATGAAGAATTCTTTAATAGAGTTTTAAATCAAGGCGCTCCAATTGAGTTAATGAAAACTGAAGATAAGAAAGACTGGACAATATTAGATTTCATTGAAAATCAAGATGATTTTATATATCAGACAAAGAAACAATGCGCCTTAGTTGAGCATTCTACTACCAGTCGAGGCACTCAAAGCTTTGATTTACCACAACACCTTAAGAGGAGTGCTTCTGCCAATAAAGCCCGAAAAGATAATTATTCTGCTCTTATGTTAGCAAATTGGGCTTTAAAATGCTATAATGATATGATGAAAGAACCAGAAAATTTAGAAACTCCCACTTTTTCGCCTATAATGATTAAATAAAGGTGTAATAATTAACGAAAATGCCTAAAAAAATTAAAAAACAAGAAAAAACAGCAAAAGCAGCAGATGTTCAGCCCTATATGATATCTGAATCTTCTTATAAAGAAGCCAAAGCTTCTACAGATATGGGTTCTACTGGAGTTAGGAGAAATGCCGCAAGCACAATTATTAGAACTGATAGATTTAAAAATATTAATGATGGTATTATTCCATTTAGATTTTCTACTGGTATCAAAAATGACTCTAATTTAAATATTCGTGATGCGGTTATTCTTTGTCAAAAAGCTTATTATAATTTTGCTATCTTCAGAAATACGATTGATTTAATGACAGAGTTTTCTTGTAGTGATATTTATTTTACAGGAGGAAGCTCAAAGTCTAGGACATTCTTCGAATCATTATTTAAGAAAATCAATGTTAGTGATCTTCAAGATAAATTCTTCCGCGAATATTATCGTAGCGGTAATGTATTTATTTATAGATTTGATACCACAATTGCCGAGGAGGACGTATCAAAAATTAGTCAGACATTTGGTTTAACTACAGCAAAGGCAGCAGTTAATTTACCATCTAAGTATATTATATTAAATCCAGCAGACATTCAAATTGCTGGAACTATTAATTTTGCTCAAAGAAAATATTATAAATTACTTAGTGATTATGAGCTAGAAAGATTAAAGTCACCAAAAACTGATGAAGATAAAGAAGTTCTTGAGAGTCTTCCTCCAGAAACAAGAAAGCTTATTCAACAAAAAACAATTGGTATTCTAACTCTTCCACTCGAAGCAGATAGAATTGCCGCAGTATTTTATAAGAAACAAGATTACGAGCCATTTTCAGTTCCAATGGGTTTTCCAGTTTTAGAAGATATCAATTGGAAAGCAGAAATGAAAAAGATGGACATGGCAGTAGCAAGAACCATGCAACAAGCAATTCTTCTTGTTACAATGGGAACAGATCCAGATAAAGGTGGTATCAATCAAAAAAATCTTGAGGCGATGCAACAGCTTTTCGCAAATCAAAGTGTTGGTCGTGTTCTAATTGCTGATTATACAACTAAGGCTGAATTTGTTATTCCTAATATTGGAAACCTAATGGGTCCAGAAAAATATGAAGTTGTAGATCGTGATATTCAAATTGGTTTAAATAACATTCTTATTGGTGATGAAAAATTTGCAAACACAAGTATTAAAGTTCAAGTATTTATCGAAAGACTAAAACAAGCTCGTCAAGCATTTATTAATGACTTTTTAGTTCCAGAAATTCGTAGAATTAGCAAAGAACTTGGATTCAAAAATTATCCAGTTCCTAATTTTGAAGATATTGATCTTAAAGATGACATTCAATATTCTAGAGTTTATACTCGTTTGGTTGAATTAGGCGTATTAACTCCAGAAGAAGGAGTAAGAGCAATTGAAACTGGTCGTTTACCAAATTCAGAAGAATCTATTGAAGCTCAAACCAAGTTCAAACAATTAAAGGATCAAGGATATTATCAACCACTTATTGGTGGAGCAAAACTACCAGATAGCGCAGGAAGACCAGCTGGATCTAGTGGAACTCCTCAATCAACTAAAAACGTTTCTCCAATTGGACAAGGCAAGCAATCTAAAGCCGCAGAAGATCAATTCAGTCTATCAAAAGTAAAAGAAAATTTAATTGCTGCTCAAAAACTTGAAGAAGAAGTAGCTGCATTTTTACGCAAGAAACACAACATAAAGAAACTTAGTTATGAACAAAAAAACATAGCAGATCAGATTAGCAAGATCATTATTGCTAATGAATCTCCAGAAAATTGGAGTTCTAAAATTGAAGAATATGTAAATGCTCCAGTTGATAAAAATCATGAAGCAATAGCAAATGTAAATTCAATCGCATATGATCATCAAGTTGATTCTTATTTAGCAAGTATCCTTTTCCATAGTAAGGTAAAGTAATATGCCAAACTATATTAGAGTCAAACAAATCAATCCTAATGAACTAAGTGGTTTTTTTGTAGATTCTATATCTTCAGAAAGTGGTTTGCTTCTAGCTTTAGCAGAACAAGCAGCATTAAATGCTTTATCTAGTGGCACTGTGCTTTTGACTGGAAACCAAACTATTTCTGGAAACAAAACTTTCGCTAATAATTTAAATGTTTCTGGAGATTTAACGATAGCTGGCACATTAAGATATAATGAAATAATTGATACAACTGTTACAGGAAACATTAGTGGATATACTGGAATTTTTAATACAATTTTCGCAAATAATATTGTATACAATACTGGAAACCAGACTATAAGTGGCAATAAAACTTTCGAAGATAACGTCAATATATCTGGTGATCTAACTTTGAATGGCGGACTTTACATAAATGATATAGAAGAATTAGATCTTAATGGTGCAAAAATTTATGCTGATAATCTTGTTTACAATACTGGTGATCAAATTATTTCTGGAAACAAAACTTTCGTTAATAATTTTGTAGTTAGTGGTACTGGTAGTTCATTTCCAATCTTACAAATCACTGGAGTAAATGATGTTTTTATAAATGGAAACAATAGTTTTGGACATTACATGTTACCAGTTAGTCTATCTGCTCATAGATTATTTGCTACAAATAATTTTAGAAATAATTTAGCTCAAAATATCCCAATTAGTGGATTAAAATTAGGAAATACAATTAGCATTTATAGTGAAGAAGTTTTAGCTAATCATCCAAATCCCAATTTAAAAGTATTTCAATATTTAACGGTTCCAGGACCAATAGCAGATAGTCACAATACCATAAATATAACAGGTGGAATCTATAGCGGCTATGGATTAAGAAAAATAAAGAATGGCCCAACAATAGCAAATAATTATAAAGTTATAAATTCTCTTGAATCTGGTGGCGCTCAGATTATTCCAAAACAAAGACATCCAGAAACTGTTTATAATATAAATGTTGAAAGTGGTAAAGGTTCAATAAGATCATTAACTTTTGGCACACCAGTTATGCCAGTAGCTAATAATCCAATAATAACATTAAAATTTAATTTTAAAGCAGACACAGGAGTATGTATTGTTAGTGGAAGATATCCAAATGGAGATGCTATATTTACAATAACTGGCTCAAATTATGATTTTATTCAAACAGAAAGACTAATGTATAATCATAATGGACCTGGTGGAGGCTTTTATGTTAGGATTTAAACAAGGTATATTGACGAGGCGCGGGTTTATCACCACTCGCCAAGAGGCGCAGGTTTATCACCATGCGCCAGGAGGCTCTTCCTTAAAGGGAGACACCTCGCCAGTATATGGAGTTTAAAGTGTAAAAAATAAAAAATGAATAACGAAAGAATACAAGTAGGATATATACAGGCTTCAAATCAATTACAAACTCCAGAGATTTTAATTACTGGAGGAGATAGTATTAAAATTTACGATACCGCGAATCAAACAATGGGTGGAATTGTTTTTCAAGATTCAGATTTTATCTTTTATAAAGACATCAATGGAAATATATCCAAAACTTTAAGAAATAATCCAGAAGCTATAGAAGATGGAACCATCGCTCACAATTCGGTAGTTGTTCATAAGAGTAATGTTAACGAAACTATTAGTGGATCGAAGACTTTCACAGCTGGCATTTCTGCCCCAAATCTAATCTATAATACTGGTAATCAAACTATTAGTGGGACTAAAACATTTGTAAATAATCAGACATTCTCTGGCAATATAAACGTATCAGGAACAGGAATATTTAATTCTATTGATTTAAATAATATAGACAATCTAAGTCTTTCTGGAGTTGATGTAACAATACAAAACGCAACTGTAGATTTAAATAATTCTACATTAATAAATGCAATGCCTCAATTTGTAAATGAAAGCGCTAATTTTATTATATCTGGAAATGATAATGGCAGAGTTATCTTAGCTAATTCTTCATCTCCAATTACTGGTACTATAGTAAGTGGTAACCCAACAGGCTTCAATACTACAATCATTCAAATAAATTCTGGAATTCAAATAACTGGTTCTGGAGCAGGAGTAGTAATACAAAGTTATAATAATCAATTTAGAACAGCGGGACCATTTGCCACGATCTCACTTCTTCACACAGGAAATAATAGATACATAATGTATGGAAATACAATATGATAGTTTTACCTTCGGCTTCTGCTGGCGTTCAAAGTTCTAGTTTGGTTGGAGAGAGTACGATTACTATTAATTCTCCAAATAGTATTTGTTTTTTAACAATAAAAGCTAATACTCCACTATCAATAGCGAATATATTTGGTGCAAATCCAGCTTGGGCAAATGCAGTTTCTTTTTCAGACTATATTACTTTTTATACATCAAGTAAATTTGACGTAGTCTATTTACAAGGTTTATATTATACCGAAGATGAAATTAATTTTTATTGGCTAGATAGTTCAGATTTTGTCACAAATGTTACAAATACAATAGTGCCACCTAATTATAATTATATTGTTGTTCAGCCCAATTCTGTTCCCTCTACAATTCCTTTACTTAATGGTAATTTAGGCATAAATAAAATGTTCGCTTAATTTAATTGATGTTTAGTTTATATTTATATATAATATAGTGTAATCTATTATGAAGAATATGCTATTTAAATTATTTGGCCCAAATTGGCGTTCTAGTACTTCTGGAATAGTAACAGTAGTAGCAGTTTCTACAGCTTTTGTAATTCATGGTGATAATTCTATTGTAGCATTTTTACCAGATAAATTAGAAGAATATATTGTTGGTTTTGCTAAATTAATTGCTGTTGTTAGTGGAGTAGTTTTTGCACTTACTGTTAAAGACGCAGCTGTTACAGGTGGCACAGTTCCACAAACAGTAGAAGCAAAAAAGAGAAGTGTTTCACAAAAAATAAAAAATCCAGTAAACCAAACTGGTAGGAGAAATATATGAATAAATTAACTATTGCCGCAGTTGCTCTTATGGGCTTATTTATGGTTGGTTGCTCTACTACAAATACAGGTGGAGATAATCAAATCGGTGGAACAACTGGAGTAGAAAATGCTCTTCCTTATATTAAGCCAGCAGTTATTCTTGCTTGCACAGTAGTATTAGAACAAGCTCTTTCTCCAGAAGATAGAGTAGAAAAAGCAAAGATGATTAATCATATTGCCACGGTTGTAGAAAGTCTCACAATTGGTCAAACTCCAACTCCAGATCAACTTCAAAAAGCTCTTACTGATTATTTGCCAGCAGAAAAAACTCATTGGGCAAAATACGTTGTTGCAGTTAAAGATATCTATGCCTCACAATTTGCTAAATTAAATGGAGACGCTGCTCTTGCTGTAAAAGTTCTTAATGCAATCGCCGCAGGTTGCAAAGATGCTACAGCAGAATACGTAGAATAAAGTGACAGAACTCCTCGGCGCAGTTGTAAGACTTGTTGGGGGAATATTCGAAGCAATTAATAATGTCTTTGGGGCTAAGAATACCAAAGAAATGAAAGATCGTCAACAAGCTCAAAAAGAAGTTGACCATCAAAGCAAAATAGAAAAAGCAGTACAGGAGAAAGACCTTGAACAAATTCGCAAGCATATTGGTTCTTAATTTTTTTCTTGTTGGTTGCGCTACAATAACACCAGATAAAATACAAGATAGCACAGCATCTTATGATGCTTCTACGCCATCTAATTATAATAAAGACAATGGTGGTTTAGTAGCTCTTCTTGAAAATGGAGCAGTAATTACTCCTCAAGCAAAAGAGCGCTATAATAATTTAATCAAAATGTATAAAGTAAAATTTAAAAAAGAAAAAGCTATTGAGCTAGCAGAAGACGCAGGAATCAAACCTTACAAAGATCGTTATGGTAATGATCTTTTTTTAATTGATAATGAACATCTTGTTTATTTTGGGGTAATGAATTCTTGGCTAAAAGAAAAAGTTCCAGCAGACAATATCATAGATAAAACAATAGATAAAATAAATAACTAAAATGGGTCGTTTACAACTTAATTCTAATTTAAGTAAAAATAATAGAATTTCTATTATAAAAGCGAATTCAACTAAATTAAAACCTTATTCTATAAATGGCGGAGTCACAGTTTATGATGATCGTGCAGTTTATGTTTTTAAAGGTGGCTCAACAAATACTATAAGTACAGTTTTTAATTTTTTAGAATTAGTTGGTAGCAATAGTTCTTCAAATGCAGATCTTATAACTATAGCAACAAATGGCGTTGGCAAAGCTTACTGGTATAAAAATTCTGGATTAGGTGGAACAGGATGGAGAGAAATAACCGCTGGAAGTATAACAAATCAAGCAAATACTGTTATTAATGTAAACGATTTAATTTATTTTAGCCCAAGATCTCTTAAAGAAATATCAGTTGGTTCTGGAGCAATTATACAAAGAGATTATAATGGAAACGCAAATTTAAATAGAACAGGTTTATACTCTTTAATATCAACAGGATCTTATATTTTTGCTAGAGGTAGTAATAATACAATTGCAAGTTTTTCAAACTCTAGTGAATTTGTAGGTAATAACATAATATCACTTGCAGATAGAATAGCCATTAAGAGTCCAGGTGATACAGCTTTTTTACTTTATTATTTAAGAGGCGATGGTATCACTTGGAGAAGAAGCGGGTCTACGACTACCCAAAATGATACTATCATACAAAATAATTCATTAATAACATATACCACTTATAATTCAGTAGTAAAACAATTCACTGTTCAAGGCGATAATGTGGTAAGAATTAGTGGGTAAATATAAATGCTTAACGATAAATCCTTAAAACTCATATTTGATTTTGAAGTTGGTGGCGGTGAAAATTATTATAACAAATTTTTAAAAAATCCAACATGGCCAGGAGAGCAAAGTGGAGTCACAATAGGAGTTGGTTACGATACTGGATATGTAAATAAAACAGAATTCACTAATGATTGGAAAGATCTTCCTAAAGAGATTTTTGATAGATTATATCGCGTTGTTGGAGTCAAAGGTTATCAAGCAAAAGAATTAGCCCGAAGATTAAAAGATATAATTATACCTTGGGAATTATCAGTAAAAGTATTCATGAATAAAACAGTAAAGAAATTTTATGATCTTACCCAATCAACTTTTCCTAATTTTGATAAACTTCCAGAAGATGCTAAAGGAGGATTAGTTAGTCTTGTATTTAATCGAGGCGCAGCATTAGAAGGAGATCGTCGCCGTGAAATGAAAGCTATTCGTGATATTATGGCAAAGACACAAAATTTCGATCAAAAAACTTTATCTTTAATTGCAGATCAGATAAGAAAAATGAAAAGAATATGGATTGGCGGTAGTATAGAAAAAGGTATGAGTCGCAGAAGAGATGCCGAAGCTAAAATAATAGAAGAATCATTAAAAGTGTAATAGTCTTTGTGAAAAGATTAATATTAATATTACCTTTATTTTTATTAATTGGTTGCTCTGAGTCAAATTATGAGAGCAGAGAATTACCAACAAAATATCCCGATACTCCAACGTCTGGATCAGCTTATGACGTTACTGAAGAATTGTATAAAAAATAAAATATAGTGTAATTAATATTATGGCAAAACTAACCGCAAATATAAAAGAACAATTTATTACATTAACTAGTACAAAATCTACCACTATTTCTTTATTAGTCAAAACAACTTCTGCTAGAATAAAAGTTTTATCTTGGGATGGATCAATTCAAACTTACAAAAGCTTAAGTCCTTCTAATTCTATTTCAATTTCAATGACAGTTCCTGTTTCTGGACCTTATAGTGGAAGTAATGCAAAAAATATAAAAATATATGGTAATACTAGAATTAAATATTTTGATTGCTCAAATAATAGTGTTACTTCTTTAAGTGTTACATCTGCGCCAGAGATAGAAACTCTTATTACGTAATAATATGAATAATTTAACTGGACTTAGTGTTAGTGGCTTATCTTATCTAACATATTTAGACTGTTCAGATAATTTAATATCTGGAATTGATTTTACAAATTCTTATAATATTACAGGATTATATTTACAGAATAATGATTTAAGTGGCAATTTAGATTTAACACAATTCGAAGATTTAAAAGAGGTAAATGTTAGTGGTAATAATTTAACTGGAATTAATATAACTGGCTTAAATAAACTTGAAACTTTTATTGCCAGTAATAATCTTATAACAGGAGTAGTTAATTTTCTTGGAACAACTGGCGTTAAAAATGTACTAATACAGAATAATTTAATAACTGGTGTGGTTAATTTTAATGACTTAACACAAATAGGTTATTTTAATTTAAGTGGTAATAATATTTCAGATTTAACTCCTATCGTCTTATGGGCAACTGGTCAATATGGTTTGATGGCAGTAGCCTCTGGACTTTTCGTTTTTTAATTTAATTTAATTAAAACAAAAATAATAGAATTATGTGTAATATTAATACATAATATTAATTAATATATGACTTACGATCCAGCAAAATATGGCTTCGAATTAAACGCTAAAAGAAGAGGCCCAAAATCAGCAGCACAAACACCAGCAAAACCATCTGAAAGACGCAAAGGTTCCTCTAAAAATAAACCTGGTAGCGCAGGAACAAAAAGCGATAAAGCAATTGAATTTTCTAAAAAAGTAATCGAAGCTCTTAAAAATAAAGTCAAAGAACACAATTCAAAATATAGTAAAAAAGTAACACTCGGTCAATTAAAGAAAGTATATCGTCGTGGCGCTGGCGCATTTTCCTCCTCTCATCGTCCAGGAAAAACTCGTGGACAATGGGCTATGGCAAGAGTAAATATGTTTCTCAGAATGGTAAGTGGTAAACCAGTAAAAGACGCTTATCGTAAAGCTGATAGTGATATTGCAAAAGCTAGAAGCGAAATTATTATTGAAGCATCTATTGATCCTTCTGACGAAGATTTTGAAATGGCAGACGCAGACATTAAAGAATATAATCTTGAAGATTTTGATTTCCTCTCTGCTGATGAATTATATCTCGATGATGAGGAAGATGGTGTAATATTTGGTTACGGGATATTTGAAATATGAAAAACAAACATAAATACTCAACAATATTTTCTAATCTAAAAATTAGACCAGTAGTTAGCGAAGAAAAAGATAAATATTTATCAGTAGCTTCATTAAATAAATTAAAGAAATTTTTACCAGATATTAATACAGAAGATAATGTTGATTTACTACCAGTAGCTTTTGATGCTTGTGTTGTTAATCGTGTTAATAAAAATGGCGACGTAATTGATGGTGAAACTGCAGCTAGAGTAGCCAAATTATTTGTTAATAAACCTATTAATATTGAACATAATCGTAATAACGTTATAGGTTGTATTGTTTCTTATAATTTTAGTGAATTTGGCACAAATGAAACTCTTGCTGAATTAGATGTTAAGAGCATGAAAAAGCCATTTAATATTACTCTTGGTGGTGTTATTTGGAAAGTAGTAAATCGTGATTTAGCAGAGCAAATTGAAGAAAGTAACGATCCAACAAGCCAGAATTATATGTCAATTTCTGCCTCTTGGGAACTTGGTTTTAATGAATATAATGTTGTAGTTTTAGATGAAAATGAGAAAAATATAGAAAATGGTCAAATTATTACTGATGCAAACGAAATTGAAAAATTAGAGCCAAATCTTAGAGGTTTTGGCGGTAGTGGTAAAATAGCTAGTAATAAATATATTTATCGTCAAGTTTTAGGTAAAGTTGTCTCATTAGGAGTAGGATTTACGTTAAATCCAGCCGCCGATGTTCAAGGCGTAGCTACTCCAGATCAAGAGCCAGCTAAAATTGAGCTAAAAACCAATAAAAGTTCAGAAGAAGAACCTAAAAAAGAGGAAATAGAAGCTGGTATTACAGAAGAAGTATCAGAAAATAATGTTTCCCAAGAAGATAATTTAAATGTAAAAAAAGAGAGGATATATATGAAAATAACCAAAATCGAAGACATTACTGATAGTCTGCTTAAAGAAGTAACCGCTAGTTCGGTTGTTGATTTTATTGCAGAAGAAATTAAAAAAGTAAACGAGCAATTTGTAGCTGAAAAAGCAGAAAAAGAAACTGCTGTTAAAGCCGCTACAGAAAAAGCCGAAGCTGCTATTGCTGAACAAGAAACTCTCAAGAAACAACTTGAAGAAGTTAATCAAAAACTAACAGCAATTCAAGCCGAACAAGAAGCCAAAGCCAAACAAGAGGCATTTACCCTCAGAATGGCCGCTCTTGATGAAGAATTTGAATTGTCTGATGAAGATCGTCAAGTTCTAGCTGCTGACATCAAAGATTTAAATGACGAAGCATTCTCTGCTTACAAAAATAAAATGGCAGTTCTTATGAAAGAGAAAAATAAAGCTGCTAAAAAAGCAAAGATGCAAAAAGAAGAAGAAATGAAAGCTTCAACAATTTCCGAAGAAGTCAAAGCTTCCGAAGAAGTAGCACAAGTTCCTACAACCCAAGAAGTTGTAGAACAAGCTGTTGACAATGGAACCAAAGCTTCCGTTGAAATACCAAATTCTACCCCTACTGCAGAGCCAACCGTACAAGAAAAGTACGCTAAAGCTTTCAGTTTGGAAGGATTTGAATTTAAAAAATAATTAAGGAGAAAATATATGGCACGTAATCTAAGACCATTACAACAATATAACGAGCATGATGTTATTAATCTTTTCGCTTATAGCGGAGATAGTACTCTTGTTCAAAAAGGCACTGCGGTTAAAATCCAAGGTGCTGGCTTCAAAGCCGATTCAACAAATCCAGTAGAAATGCTAGGTTCCCCTGGCGCTTCTTATACCAACACTGTATCACAACGTTATGGCGCAGTACCAAAAGTAGCTGCTGCAGTATCTGGTGATAAAGTTATTGGTCTAACTCTACTAGATATCCGTGAGACTGATGAAAACGGTGAAAAACTAGTTTACAATCCACGTAAAGCTGCTGAAATGAATGTAGTTATCAGCGGTCAAGCCGTTCCAGTTCTAACTCGTGGCGTAGTTCTTTATAGTGGACTAGCCGCTGGTTCAGCTGGCGATAACGTTTACCTACATGCTACCGTAGCTGGTGATTTGTCCACAACAAATACTGGCGGTACAAAAGTAGGCAAGCTTCTTGGTGATCGTGACGCTAATGGCGTTGCTCTCCTCAAGATCGAACTCTAATTTCAGTAAAGGAGAAAATTTAACATGAAATTAAAACTAAAAAATACCCCAGAACAAGTTGAGCTAATCAAAGCTATGGGCAGCAGAGATGCTAACGTAGCCAGAGAAGCCACTCAAGCATTTGCAGCATTTATCGGCCCAGTCGTTAGCAAAGTTCTAATGCAAGCTGGTACTGCTAGTGCAGTTTACAGTGATCTTCCTTATGATGAAGATGATAATCCTTCTATTCCTCTCGACCTATGGGTTGGTGAAGGTGAAGGCTATACAACCGTATGGAGTCAAAACGTAGCAGGTGGTCTTCCAACTTCTAACGTTGAAGGCTTCTCTGAAATGAAAGTTGCAACCTATCGTTTGGATAGTGCAGTTTCCATGCTAAAGAGATACGTCCGTCGCGGTCGTCTAGACGTAGTAAGTAAAGCAGTAGAACGCATGACCAATGAAGTTCTTGTTAAACAAGAGCGTAATGCTTGGGCAGTTGTTCTAAAAGCTCTAGCTGAAGCCACAAGCAACGGTGCTGACCATATCGAAAGAATTACTGGTGGCGCCCTTACCCTAGGCGGTTTGAATAGCCTAATCACCACAGTTAAAAGAATTAATACCTCTTATGCTGGTGGTACAACTGATAGTTCTTATGGTCTAACCGATCTATTCGTAAGTCCAGAGATCAAAGGTGATATTCGTGCATTTGCTTACAATCAAGTAACAAATAGTACAACCGATCTTCCAGCTGGTGTTCGTGAAGAAATTTATCGTAACGCTGGTGCTCAAGAGATCTATGGTATCACAATCCATGAACTAGTTGAACTAGGTGTTGGCAAAAAGTACAACACTCTATTCAATAGCTTCTACGGTGGTACTGAAGGTGGTTCACCAAACTTTAATGACGCTTCTGGTTCTGATGGTGACGAAATCCTAGTTGGTCTCGACCTAACTAAAGATGCATTCGTCCGTCCAGTTGCTCGTAATAGTGAAACTGGTGGCACATTCACAGCTCTTCCAGACGATCAATTCGTAGCTCGCCAAGACAAAGT